CTTGAGCATCCTGAATTGGAAGCTATTAAGGATCCACACAAGCGTGCTGTTACTGCCCAAATCCTAGAGAACACAGAGAGAGCTCTTCGCGAAGCTTCTTTCCAGGCCCCAGGTAGCCAGCGCCTTATCGAGGCTAATAACCCAACAAATGCCATGGGCGGTTCAAGCTCAGTTGCAGGTGATGGCGCTGTTGATATTTTCGACCCAGTTCTTATCTCTTTAGTTCGCCGTGCAATGCCTAACCTTATTGCTTATGACATCTGCGGTGTCCAGCCTATGACTGGTCCTACAGGTCTCATTTTTGCAATGAGAGCTCGTTACGATTCACAAGGTGGTGACGAGACATTCTATGGTGAAGTTAACACGGCATTCTCAGTTCCTGGCTATAGTGCTGCCGATACTATCGGTAACAAGATGGTTGGACAGACTGGTGCAGGTGCTAACACCACGTTACTTGCTCAATCAGCTAACGTTAACTACGCTGCTGGTGCATCAACTAACTCACTTGAGCGTACAGGTAACGGTACTATTGCATTCCCACAGATGGCATTCTCAATTGAGAAGGTTACTGTTACAGCAAAAGGTCGTGCTCTTAAAGCTGAGTACTCAATGGAACTTGCACAAGACCTTCGCGCCGTTCATGGTCTTGATGCTGAGACAGAACTCTCTAACATTCTTTCAGCTGAGATCCTAGCTGAGATTAACCGTGAAGTTGTTCGTACTGTTTATGTTACAGCCGTTCGCGGTTCAACATCAGGCACAACAGCTGCTGGTTTCTTCGATCTTGACACAGATTCAAATGGCCGTTGGTCAGTTGAGAAGTTCAAAGGTCTAATGTTCCAGTTAGAAAGAGAAGCCAATCAGATTGCAAAAGATACTCGTAGAGGGAAAGGTAACATTGTTATCTGCTCGAGCGATGTAGCTTCTGCTCTTCAGATGGCCGGTGTCCTAGATTATACACCAGCTCTTAATAGCAACAATCTAAACATTGACGACACCGGTAACACCTTTGCTGGTGTTCTAAATGGTCGTATCCGTGTCTACATTGATCCATATGCTGGTGGTAACTACTTTGTTATGGGTTATAAGGGTGGTTCAGCGTTTGATGCTGGTCTATTCTATTGCCCATATGTTCCTCTCCAGATGGTTCGTGCTGTCGATCAAGACACCTTCCAGCCAAAGATTGGCTTTAAGACCCGTTACGGAATGGCACCTAACCCATTCGCTAAAGGCGCCACCGCTGCTAGCGCAACAGCTGCATTAGAAGAGAATACGAACGTTTATTATCGTAGGACTCTAGTCAGCAACATAATGTAATTATAAAAATAAAAAATTACAAAAGCATTATGTAAGTTTAAGGGGCTCTTCGGAGCCCCTTTTTTATTATGAATAAATATATGTAAGAGGTGTAATATGGCCATTACAACAGATATTCCAGACAATAAAAACTTTTTATCTCCTTTAGGGTTTACTTTTACTATTAAGAAGACCCCAAAGGTTAATTACTTTGTTCAAGCTGTTGCTCTCCCTAGCTTACTACTAGGTCAATCAGATATTAAGACACCGTTTGTTAAACTGCCTATCCCTGGGGATACCATTGATTTCGGCACTTTAACTGTTACGTATAGACTTGATGAAGAAATGCGTAATTACAAGGAGATATTTGACTGGATTATAGCTCTAGGGTTTCCGGATAATTTTAATCAATATGCTGCAATTGCTCCTAACAGAGGTAAGTTCGGCGGTATGGTAACCAACCCTGTTTCAGGTGCCGGAATATATTCAGACGCTTCTTTAATAGTTCTTAACTCTGTGCGTGCTCCAATCATTGAGTTTGTCTTCAAAAACCTTTATCCTATCTCTATAAGCGACGTATTGTTTGATACAATGAGGACAGACGTTGATTACGTTGACGCTACTGTAACCTTTGCATATCAGTCATTTACGTTGAACTATATCTAATTCTAGTTTATAATACTAGGTTGGAATGGAGTTATTATGAAACTTGATGAAATACAATCTATGTGGGAAAAAGACTCAGACATTGACCGTACTGAACTAGGTGAAGAGAGTCTAAGAATCCCTCAACTACATTCAAAATACTATAAGCTATTTGCTAACGAAAGACTTTTACTTCGCAAGATGGAATCAGACTGCAAAGATCTATACAGGTTAAAGCACGAATATTATTCCGGTACCATAAGTGAACAAGATCTGAGAAATAATGGATGGGATACCTTCCAGCTAAAAATACTTAAGACAGACATGCCCCTGTATCTGCAGGGAGATACTGATATTCGCAACAGTGAATTGAAGATTGAAATGCAGCAAACGAAGGTTGACTTTTTAGAATCTATTATTAAGAATCTACCAGCACGCGGATATCAAATTAATTCGGCTATTGCTTGGGAGAAGTTTAAGGTTGGTTCGTGATTTTTATTGAAAAAAAAGACGATGTGTTTGTAAAAGTTCGATGCGACAGTGATATCGCTATGGAGCTGTCCGAATATTTTACCTTTACCGTTCCTAACGCTAAGTTCAATCCTAAGTTTAAGAACAAAATGTGGGATGGTAAGATTCGTCTTTTTAAGCCTGCAACAAGATTGATATATGCCGGGCTTGTTAGTCATATAGAAAAGTTTGCAAAGGACCGAGGGTATACATTTGATTGTGATAGAGCTGCTCTAGGGGATAACAGCTTTTCTCTTATTGAAGCACAGCAATTTGTTAATGCCTTGAAAGATCTTAAACTAGAGCCTAGAGATTACCAATTACAAGCATTTGCCCATGCCGTGCGCAAAAGAAGAGCATTGTTAGTATCTCCTACCGGTTCTGGTAAGTCACTTATAATATACTTTTTAAGTCGAATTTATAGAAGCAGTGATAAAAAGATTTTGATCGTTGTTCCTACCACTTCTCTCGTACATCAAATGGCTTCTGACTTTGTTAGCTACGGTTGTTCACCTGATCATATTCATAAAATTTATTCTGGGCAGGATAAAGTAACAGATGCAAGCTATGTTGTGACAACATGGCAGTCAATATACAAGCTTAATAAGAACTGGTTTAAACAATTTAATTGCGTTATAGGGGACGAAGCTCATCTGTTTAAAGCAACTAGTCTAGTATCCATACTTACCAATTTAACTGACTGCCCGTATAAGTTCGGACTTACCGGCACACTAGACGGATCACTAACCCATAAGCTAGTGCTTGAAGGCTTGTTTGGACCTGTCAAGCAAGTAACCACAACGTCAGAACTTATCGAGCAAAAACATCTATCAAGCTTTCAAATAAAAGCAATTATTTTAAACTACCCTGATAGAATAAGAGAGTTACATAAGAAAGTAAAGTACGAGCAAGAAATAGATTATATCACTACCCTTGTACAAAGAAATAAAGTTATCGCCAATCTTGCACTCTCGCTTAAAGGTAATACGCTTCTACTTTTTAGATATACCGACCATGGTAGAGCACTACACGACATACTGTCACAACATGAGAGACAAGTATACTATGTCGATGGGTCTGTGGATGGGGAAGACCGTGAGGATATTCGAATAAACGTAGAGAATGAAGATAGCAGCATTATTGTTGCATCACTCGGAACATTCTCTACAGGGGTGAATATTAAAAACCTACATAATATAGTGTTTGCATCCCCAAGCAAGTCAAGAATTAAGACACTTCAATCGATCGGACGTGGACTTAGAGTTAGTGATAATAAAACGATTGCTACTTTATATGATCTAGCTGATGATCTTTCATGGAAGTCAAAAAAGAATTATACGTTAATGCATTTTATTGAGAGAACAAAAATGTATGACTCGGAAAAATTCGACTACAAAATCTACAACGTTAATCTAGGAGTCTAGATGATACAATTAATAAAACTTTCTAACGGACAAGATGTTATCGGGGATATTGTTGCAAGTGAAGAAAATGCATTGTTTATAGATGAACCACTTACTATTATGTACGTTCAAAAAACACCTACGTCTATACCAGTAATTTATTTACAAAGGTTTATGCCATTTGCAAAACATTCTACAACGTTCATTCGCAACGAACATGTAGTAAGTGTAAGCCACCCACTTAAGTCATTGGAAGCATATTACAAACGTTCCCTAAAGAACATACAATTACATGTTGATCCTATGCTTGATCAAGAGTTATCGCTGGCTAGTGGGGAAGACGAAATGAGTGAAGAGAGCAAGGCCAAGCTTGCTCTTGTTGAGAAAGAGATGACAAAGCCTACACTTAACTAGGAGCTGTCTCTACCAGGCTTTATAATAAAGGATTCGAGCAGGTAATTTATGTCAAATGCACATTACGTAGATAATAAAAAGCTATACCAAGCTATCGTTGAGTATAGGAAGATTGTAAGAGAATGTGAGGCAGCTGGTACTGAAAGACCTCCAATACCTTCATATATCGGACACTGTATGCTCATGATAGCGAACAGGTTATCGATGAAGCCAAACTTCATTAACTATTCATATCGTGAGGAAATGATATCTGATGGTATAGAAAACTGCGTGTGCTATTTTGATAACTATGACCCCGATAGATATGACAATCCATTTGCGTACTTTACGCAAATTATTTACTTTGCATTTTTAAGACGCATACAAAAAGAAAAGAAACAGCTTTATATTAAGCATAAGTCTATTGAAAATTCTCTTATATTGAACGAGCTCGTTGAGCAGGGCGAATTTGATGATGATGAGTTCGTACCGGCTTATGTTGATATGGAAAATGAAAACATGAATGAATTTATCAAGAACTTTGAAGAAGCTCTTGACAAGAAGAGAAAAAAGAAAAAGCAAGGTCTTGATAAGTTTATTGAAGAAGAACAAATTGAAGAAAATATAGAGGATGACGATGAAGATTTGCATACTAGGTGATATCCATTTCGGTGCAAGGAACGATAGCCCGTCTTTCCATAGATACTTTAAACAATTTTATGAAGAAGTATTTTTTCCTTACCTAGAAAAGAACAATATTGAATATGTCATCCAGTTGGGGGATGTGTTTGATAGACGAAAATATATTAACTTTCAAACTCTCGACCTTTGTAAAGATTATTTCTTTAACAGGCTTAATAGCAATTATGAGTCTTGGATTATAGTAGGTAATCACGACACCTACTATAAGAACACTAATTCTGTTAATTCATTAAAATTACTACTACACGGCTACGATAATATACATCAAGTACATCAACCATACGAAACATCGTTCAACGGTACTACTATTCTGTTCATACCTTGGATCTGTGCAGATAACTATGAACATGTAATGCAAGCTGTTAAGGCATCAAGAGCTCAAGTACTTATGGGACACCTTGAGCTGAATGGGTTTGAAATGTATAAAGGTATCTATTGTGATGATGGTATTGATCCTTCTATCTTTGACAAGTTCGAACTAGTCGTATCAGGGCACTTCCATACCAGATCATCTAAAGGTAATATCGTATATTCTGGAACCCCTTACGAGCTTACATGGTCTGACTTTCAAGATCAAAAAGGGTTTTATATTTTTGACGCTGGCACCCGAGAGCTAGAATTCATTCCTAACCCTATATCGATGTTCCATAAAGTGTGGTATGACGATAGCAACTCTACAATGGATGAAATACTTGCAATCGATTTTGAAAAGTATAAGGACAGTACGGTTAAGGTAATCATAAAGAACAAACTTAATCCTGTTTGGTTCGATATGTTTATTGAAAAGCTACAGAAAGTAAACCCTGTTGATTTGCAGGTGGTAGAAGATCATTTGAATCTTAATCTTGAAGATGATGATGATATTGTTAACGATGCTGAAGATACTCTAACAATTTTGAATCGTTATATTAACCAGTTAGAGTTAAAAGCAGATAAAAATAAACTAGAAGGACTTATAAGAGAGCTCTATACTGAAGCCATTTCTTTGGAGTGAATATTGATATTATTTGAATATATTAGATGGCGTAATTTTTTATCTACCGGCAATGCATTTACTGAAATCAATCTTTCACAAAATCGTTCTACACTCATAGTAGGAGAAAATGGCGCCGGTAAGAGCACTATTCTTGATGCATTAACTTTTGCACTATACGGCAAGCCATTCCGTAAGGTGAATAAGCCCTTACTCGTTAATGCTATCAATCAAAAAAATCTTGAAGTAGAAGTGCAATTTCGTATCGGCAAAAGAAAATATCTTGTAAGACGTGGCATTAAACCTTCTATATTTGAAATATATCAAGATGACGTTCTAATTAATCAAGATGCCGATTCTAAAGAGTACCAAGAAGTTTTTGAAAAAAACATACTTAAACTTAATCATAAATCATTCAGTCAAATTGTAATACTTGGTAGTGCATCTTTTGTACCGTTCATGCAGTTATCAGCTGCACATAGAAGGGAAGTAATTGAGGATCTTCTCGACATTCAAGTATTTTCTACAATGAACGGACTTTTAAAAGAACGAGTTCAAGATAACAAGGATAAAATTAGTAAAGCTGATTTCAATACAAAACTGTACGGTGAAAAAATCGAAATGCTTAACAAGCATATTAATGCTTTAAAGCAGAACACTGACCTGATCATACAGCAAAAGCGCAATAAGATTGTCGAAGTGCAATCTGATATTGATAAAGCGAACGGTGAAATTAACGTAAAGAAAGAAGAGCTTGATAATCTTTACAAGCAAGTAGCTGACTCCGACAAAATAAGAAAGAAATCAAAAAAGCTAGTAACACTTAGTGATCAGCTAGAGGTAAAGATTGAAAGAGTAAAAGAAGAAATTAAATTTTTTAACTCTAACGATAACTGTCCAACTTGCAAGCAAGGCATCGAGCATGATCATAAAGGTAACATTGATGTAAAAAACAATAACACACTTAAAGAACTTACAGATGGTAAGAAACAGCTTGATAAAGAAATAGTTACGATTAATGAAAGACTGATCGTAATTTCTCAGAAAGAGGTAGAAATATCTCTTGTTAATCAGCATATAACCGGTCAGCAGATCCTTGTCGGGCTCAATTTAAAACATCTACAAGACCTTAACGATGAAATCGTTTCATTACAAAACGAAGATAGTTCGTTGCATTTTAATTCTGACGAACTTAAACAGCTTAAACATGACTTGAAAGAAAGTATTGCGTCAAGAGAATCACTAGGAGATGAAAAGCTAGTGCTTGACGTCGCTCAAATTCTTCTTAAAGATACTGGCATAAAAACAAAAATAATTAAGCAGTACATCCCTATTATTAATAAACTTATTAATAAATATCTTGCTGCTATGGACTTTTTTGTTAATTTTGAACTTAATGAAAACTTTGAAGAAAAGATCAGATCAAGACATAGAGACGAGTTTAGTTACGAATCGTTTTCAGAAGGTGAAAAGCTTAGAATTGACTTGAGTTTACTATTTACCTGGCGCGCGGTTGCCAAGCTCAGAAACAGTGCAAGTACTAATCTGCTTATCATGGACGAGGTGTTCGATAGTTCGTTAGATGCAAGCGGTACGGATGAGTTCTTAAAACTGTTAAAAGGACTTGCTAACGATACCAACGTGTTTATTATTAGCCATAAGGGTGACACGTTATTCGATAAGTTTGATAATATTATTAGATTTGAAAAAGTTAAAAATTTTAGTAGGGTTTCGTTATGATATATGAACTAGTTCCTTGTGATCATCCTATCTTATTCACACCAACAGTGAAGTTTGACTTTACTGTTGAATTTCCTATACATCCTATCGAGTTAGCAAATAATCTAATCGAGACTATGTCCCATCATAAAGGACTGGGAGTATCGGCCAATCAATGCGGTCTTCCTTATAGAGTATTTGTAATGTGGTCAAGTGAGCCGCTCGCATGCTTTAATCCTCGTATAGTAGATAGTAGCTCCAAGCTTTGTTCTTTAGAAGAAGGATGTCTATCATTTCCGGAACTAATCATACCTATTAAACGCCCTCAGTCTATTAAAGTAAGGTTTCAAGACTTTAAAGGTGAGATGCACACAGAAGTGTTCAGTGGTATGACAGCAAGAGTTTTTCAACATGAGCTTGATCATCTAGACGGGATAGATTATACTAAACGGGCTAATGCTTTTCATCTTAATAGAGCAAAAAAGCAACAAAAAGTAGCAAATAGAATACAAAAACGATTTGGAATGGTCGCTAAATAAACATACGTGCCCTTCCACGTAAACTAGGAGCAGTAATGTCAAAAATCAAAGTCTCAGAGTTGTTCTACTCGATCCAAGGCGAAGGAAGATATATGGGAGTCCCAAGTGTATTCTTGAGGACTTTCGGGTGTAATTTTTCTTGTTCTGGATTTGGAATGCCTAAAGGAGAAGTAAGCGTTGAACGAGATAACGTGGCTAGAAATGTGGATCAGTACTCACAGTATAGAGATCTACCTCTTGTTAATACCGGTTGTGATTCTTATGCTAGTTGGGATCCTAGGTTTAAGCATCTTTCACCGGTTCTTAGCACGGACAGCATTGCGAAAGCTATCGTTGAACTCCTCCCGCATAAACGGTGGAAAGACGAACATCTCGTAATCACCGGTGGTGAACCTCTGCTCGGCTGGCAGAAACAATACCCATATCTTCTCGAACATGATCTTATGCAAGGTCTGGAAGAGCTTACGTTTGAAACAAACGGCACTCAACCTTTGTTAGAAGAGTTTTATGATTATATGGATTACGGATGGAAGAGTGGGGAACGTGATTTTAGTGAGCTTACCTTTTCAGTCAGTCCTAAACTAAGTGTAAGCGGTGAGAAATGGGAAGATGCTATCAAGCCAGGGGTAGTCGCTGACTACTGCACGGTTGGCTTTACCTATCTTAAATTCGTCATTTCATCAGAAGAAGACGCTCAGGAAGCAGAACAAGCCGTGAAAGAATATAAAGACGGTGGTTTCTGGGGCCCCGTTTATCTTATGCCAGTTGGTGGTGTAGAAAGCGTTTACAATCTTAATAATAAAAAAGTAGCTCAACTTGCCATGAAGATGGGATATCGCTATAGCGACCGGCTTCAGGTACCATTATTTAAAAACGAGTGGGGAACTTAATGGGTAAATTTGTTAGTACGAAATCATACGGGCATGAAAGAGGGTATGCTGTTGCTTATCGCCAATGGCGTGCCGATAGTCATTGTAATATGATTCACGGGTACGCACTTGCGTTTCATTTCGAATTTGAATGTGATGAAGATAAGCTTGATAAGCGTAATTGGTGCGTTGACTTTGGGGGATACAAATCATTAAAAGAAAAACTTGATGACTGGTTTGACCATACTTTGTTAGTAGCTGAGGACGACCCAGAATTTGAAATCTTTAAGATGTTGCACGAAAAGAAGTTATGTAAAATGGTTGTAGTAGAACGAACCGGGTGCGAAGGGCTTTCGAAATTTCTTGCAGACTATATTCAAGAATACTGGATGCCTGAAAACGGTTATGGAGACGGAAGAGTAAAACTAAAG